CGCTAATTCGCTTAGTTTCAGCATCAAACATCTTGATTTGGGCTTCAAAATCTTTACGTTCAAGTTCTTGCATTTCAATGGATTTGCTAACATTTTGCAACATACTGTGCATTTGTTCCATTTCCTGACCCATTGCTTGAATTTGCTGTTCAGCAGCCTGTAATTCAGGAGATTTATCGTCGTCAGACAACAATTTTGGATCAATTGTCTTGGCAAACCGCTTGGACATTTCTTCAGCGCCAGGCCAGTCCATATTTTTGATGAATAAATCGCCTGCAACTGACCAAAGCTGTGGGTTTCCTTGCAATAATTGACTCATTGCGTCCAAAGCCTCTTGACGCTTGGTCATGTAACTTGGGCCAGTCGTAACACAGACGTCATAAGTACCGACACTTGGGTTATAGACCTTTTCCATCACAATTCCTTGCTCGTCAACAATCTTTTTGACGGCTTCAGGCTGTGTTGGATTAATTTTAACCATATCAACTTCACCGTCAATACCTACAATACGAGCAATCCGCTCAGTATCGTAAATTTTAGGAATCATATCGACTAATTGACGGGTAATATGGCGAATAGCACGGGATAAATTATCGACATAATGATACGTACCTGTATCACCTTGTTTTTCGCGTGCAAGAATAGCTTTCCCCGAGCGTTCGTTGCTTGTGGCACCTAAGCTCGAGTCATACTGTCCAGTTGTGGACTTGATATCATCGGAAGCGCCTGCTTTAGCTTGCAATAAACCACTTGAAGCCATCGGCGGTTGAGCGCGTTGCGGTAATGGTAATGATCCACCCATACCGTCGGTTACGTCAGGATTAACTTCTAAATACGGCCAATTCGTTGTATTGGCTGTTTTCCATTGTTGTTCATAGCCTTCAAACTGACCGCCGTATCCAATAAACGGTGCTTTGGGCGCCAAAGCAAGCATTTCAGCTTCTTGCGATACCCAATAGTTATACATCCGTTGTGCGTCTTTGGCATTTCTCACCAAGCCTGACACATAAATACGACCATCAACTTCAAATTCGTTACCAATCACACGAACGACAGGAATCCATTTGCCTGCCCATTCTCTTTCTTCCAATACTTCAAAGCCGTTGGTTTTCATCCACATAACTTTTTTAACATCAACCATTCGACTCTTGATTGGCTTTAAGCCCATCATTTTCATCTGTCTATCTTCAGGCGAGTTATTAAAATGACTCATATTGCCTGGGTAAAGATTAAGTTTTGTCGGTATATGCTTGTAGTAAAAATACTCAGCAATACGAATGGTGTTTTCATTAATCCATTGGCTAAGTGACGAGTCGCCTACGCCTTGCGCAATCATTGAACTGATTGGTGCAGCATCAGGGAACTGTCTTTCGTATTCTTCTTTGGTTAAATCTTCAGTAATAAAACAATATTCAGCGTCAGACCCGCATGGGTCTTGAATCATCGGATCCATGTACACACTAAATGCGTTACGAATACGACCAATGCGTAAGTCTTGATCAAATGAATTATCGTTACAGTATTCTGTCAGGATGCGGATATAACCTTCACCGTAGGTGACTTGGTTTTCACACGCGGTATCGTACGCTACATCAGCGTCCGATATGTACTCGATATGGCGTACCATACCATCAAATATCTCTGCTACTTCCACATCAGCTTTATCATCCGCAGGAATAACTTTTCCAGAGGGTCGATTCTGACGTTGTTCGTTAGTCACTTGCCTGACGTGTTGTGGCAGTTTGTTAATGGTCAAACATGGTCTAGCATTAATGGTTTGCCCTTGGACTGAACCTCTTGTTGCCAACACATCCGCAGGCCATTGCCAGCCATTGTCAGGAGATCCCGCCATAAATCTTAAATCGTCTAATTCATCTTCGCGCGACTCAGAGTATGCAGACATCGCCGTAGTAAACCGTGATCGCATAGCAGAAAGAACATCTTTAGGGTCTTCTGTTGTTGTGGGGTTACTACCAACGTCAGCTACTTTAGCGACAATATTCATTGATGATTGATCATACGCCATATTGGTTACACTTTCTTACGTTATCTGCACCAAGTATAACTTGTAAATTTAATGGTACGTGTAACCCCGATACTTTTTTACCACGCAAAGGAATAATATGGTCAACGTGCCAAGGTTCTTTGTTTTCACGGGTTAGCATCGCCGCAATAGAATATATACTTTCTATTTTTAATTTATCAAAATCAGTTAGCCATGATGGTGTACGGTTATCTTTAGCGCTTCGATAATTTGCAGTCCATAAATTGCGTTTGTCTTTATTTTTTTGGATATATTTTTGCGTGTAAATCAATGACTTTTTAGTATTATTTTGACGCCAATCACGGTTGTATGCGTAAACTTTATTGGGGTTTTTAGCCTTATTAGCGCTAGCATTTCCACAAACACAACACGTTTTATTACCAGTATAGCGTTCAGATATATGCCCTTGTTTGCAAGGTATATTTGTAAAATATCGAGTTAATCCTTGAAGAATAGCATCTTGTCTATTAATTAACTTAATATTCATCGATGATTGGTCGTAGGCCATTATTTTTTCTTTGCTAAAATTTTGTTTGCTTTAGCATCAATTTTTGATTTGCTTGCTGGACTTAATTTGCCCGCTTTTACTTCTTGTGTCGCTCTTGCTTTAGCATTAGCGGCGTGCGCTCTATCAGGCATTGGATACTTGCGTGAGCTTGGCATACCAAATTCAGATTTAGCCAATGCGTTACGTGATTTAGTTGTTATCTTGCTCATCTACCTCTCCCACTCATTTTGCGCGGTGCGCTAGATTTACCCTTAGCTGCTTGACGTTTCTCGCTATACGCGATTGCCACAGCTTGTTTGACAGGACGCCCCGCAGCCACCTCAGCGCGGATGTTTGACTTAAAAGCTTCTTTAGAAGTTGACTTTTTAAGAGGCATATTTATTTACCTTTCTTAGCAGGTTTAGCAGTTTTAGCAGAATCTTTAAAATCTTTAGCAGTTGGTGCGCCTTTGGCGCCAGGCTTTCTCATACGCTCGCCTGAGCCTGCGGCTATCCTAGCCTGTTTAGCATGAATGTTGGCATAAAGTCCAGGTTTAGTAGCCATTAGCAATTCCAATTCTTGAGTGATGCTTTGGCGCGTGGTGCGTCGCCTTTAGCGTGTTTAACAACTCCAGTCATCCTAGCACAAAAGGATGCTTTTCTACCAGCATCTGCTTTTGTCTTTGGGTTTGGTGCTGGAGCTTTTAAATTGCTACCATTCTTTGCGTTGTACTCGGCGCGTCCTTTGGCAGTCATGCCTGCGCCTTTATCCGTTGCGTTATAAGTCTTACCTTTACCCGTTGTTTTGTGTGGTATTGGTTTGTCGTGCTTAGTCGCCATTATGATCCCATCCAAGAGTTAAAAACTGCGCCTTGATTTTGGTACGTATTCTTTCGAATTATACCTGTATATTCTCGATGTGCAACAGGAAAAGCAAAAGTTAATGCAATTGCGTCTGCGGCGTCAGGTGAGGCAAGCCCTCTTGCCCGCATATCTTTCTTTGATTCCAAAAAAATACTACCCTTACTATCAGGCTTCATCATCGGCGAGATTAAGTCACTTTTCAAATACCTATCATTTGGTATGGCCGCTGATTTAAGCCACTCTCTCATGTCGCCCCACATCTCGGCGCGCTTGTTGCCGTACATCATGCCGTTCTTCGCCTTGTTCCCAAAGTTCACGCCCTTGATCTTGTACCGTTGCTCTTTGAGCCGATCCACCACACCTGCACCCAAACCACCTTCGTCGATGTTGACCAGCGCTGGCTGATATTCTTCGATTGCTTCAATCACGCGCCCAACCGTTTCCATGGTGTCATCACCTTTATGCCGTTTGATAGCAATCACGTCGCGCCCTTGTCGTACGGCAATAACCGTCGAGTCTGACCCAAACCGTGCAGGGTCAACCCCAATGATGATGGGCGCTGTGTTGTCTTTGTACTTCTCCCGTCGCATGGCTTCTTCAACAATGTTCACGCTGATGAACTGATCATCCGACGCGTTGGGGAACATACCGTAGACTTCAACGTGCGCTTGTACCGAATCAGCCCCGTACTCGTCAATAATCTGCTCGTACACATTTTTGTCGGTGCCTTCAACTTGCCTGGCATCAATGTTGCGATTTTTCCAAAACTCACGTTTGGAATGAAACGCCTCATAGAAATACCCTGAGTTACGGCGTGGGTTGCTAAACGCCAACCAAAACCTATGTGGCGTGTTCTCTGTAAAGAACCCGCTTGTCACCGACCAGATGGAGTCATCAATACCTGACGCTTCGTCAAAGATGACCATCACACCGTCGTAGTTGTGAACCCCCGCGTATGCGTCAGGATTCTCAGCCGACCATAGTCGCCCTTCAACTCCCCAATACCGCGTACCTTTCTTAAGGTCACGCTCGACCAACTCCGTCAGCCATTTGGCAGGCATGACGCGTGTTGCTGACACCTCGAACCAATGACTGTTGATGGACATGGATAACCACTTGGTAATCTCCGCCCATGTGACAGAGCGCAACTGTGACTCACTATTAGCCGACACGATGATGGTTGCACCAATCCGTGTGGACAACATCCAATGTTCTAACCAACTAACCAGCGCCGACTTGCCAATACCACGACCAGACGCCACCGCTTCGCGCATGACATCAAAGTCCACCTTGCCTTGGTTCTGTTTAATATGCTCAGCAATATCCAACAAGATCTCGCGTTGCCATTTGCGTGGGCCACTAAAGTTTTCCAAGGGCGTACCTTTTTGCCCCCAAGGATAGCAGAACATTACAAACGCCAATGGATTGTCTTTAACTGCTGGACTCCACAACCGTGACATTAACTCTTGTTCGTCGTTTGCGGAGTAGATAGTGGTTTGCATTTAAGCCGTTTGTTTGAGTTGAGGTTCCACGTGGAACACTTCTATTGCGTCTGTTGCATCTTCGACTTTTTTGAACACGCCTTCAATGACGCGCGATTGTGCTTGCTCAAGTGCTTGCGTGATGGAGATACGTTGTTCGACATCAATCGACAATTGCTGTTTAGCAACCCAGCCGTGCTGATGTTTAAGAACTTCTAACGCGGACTTAGCGTCGCCAGCAAGTGCTGCGTCGCGCAACACGTTTGCCATCTCAGCTTCGCCATCCGCTTTGCCTTTAAGTTCTGCCATTTCAGCAATCGGATCAAGTTGCGTGAGTTGTCGGTATTCGGTGGGTAACATTCCAGCTGCAAGCGCGAGCGAGTCACCTTTTAGTCCTAGCTTTGATGCATTGTATATCCTCTCTAGCCTCGCCTCTGTTGCTTCGAGCTTGCGTACCTCGTAAGGGAAGGATTGAAAATTATCGAACATTTGCATAGTGTATCAAATATTTTGTCAAGGGGCGTGTAATTTTTTTCAAAAAAATAAAAAGTTTTTGCAAACGCTCCGCTACAGCAAGGCCCTGTCCGTCTGGCCCTACCCCCCCCGCTCGAAGTTTTTTGCTTTTTGCTGACGGGCGTCTGACCGCATGGACAAGATGGACAAAGTGGACAAGGGGTTTTAAGTTGATAGCAATTAGTTGTTAGCCGTTACCTTGTGGATAACATGGGCATTTATTTTTTAATTGCTCACATTATCCATGTAGCATGCGGGCGCCTTGCGCAAGGAAAAAAGCGGGGGCAAAAAGCGGGGGCAAACGTGGACAAGATGGACAAGTGGACAAGTCATTTTTAGTTACCCCCATGCCAAGTCTATATATACCATTTTCATTTTTATAGAATAAGGTAATAATAATTATCCACAATATCCATCTCGAAGCCCCGCAAGCGTTCAATGCCTTTTCTCGTTGTCCATGTTGTTATCCACTTGGACAACACAAAATATCCACAAATAATTATTTTGCATTTATTTGAAAATAGTTGTTGACAAGTGTAACAAACCTTGTTACACTATATTTGTAGTAACTAATTCACTAAATTAAACGAAAAGGGAAACTAAAAATGAAAAACTTTAACTATAAAGATTATTACATCATGCTAGAGAGACAACATAACGGTTCTATTCGTGCCGTTGCTAGTAGTGATAATGATAGATTCGGAGAGGTATTCTATGATTATCCGTTATCTTATGTTGTAAGCAAGATGAAAAAAGATTGTAAATACCGTATTGATAACAACATTAAACAATTCTAAACGAAAAGGAAAACACTAAAATGCAATTTTCTATTAAACAATCTCAACTAAAAGCCCTTTTAATTCTCGCGCCTAAAAGTGATATCCGATACTATTTATGCGGTATTTTTGTCGAATACAATGCGACGACAACGCGCCTAGTTGTAACGGACGGGCATAAACTAGGTATTCTTAATCATCATAGCGAAGACAATCAAGGCGCGGGGTCTCTTATTATCCCGCGCGATGTTATTGAAAATCTACCAAAGGCGGGTAAAATTGACCCGTTATTGATATTCACCAAAGAAGAAAAAGCGGATTATTGGAAAATAACAGGCATGGGCATACAAACCATATTCGCGCAAGTTGAAGGAACTTTTCCCGATTATCGTCGCGTATGTCAATTCACAACCGATGGAACGGTAGCAAACTTCAATTATGAGTATTTAACTCAATTTTTAAAAGTTCAACACTTACTAGGCGGGAGTAAAACCGCAACTCTCAATTTATATCAAAATGGTAATTCTAGCGCGCTTGTGCATTTAGCGGGCGTTGATAACTTCGTGGGCGTGGTTATGCCCATGCGCGCGGATATAACCTCACAAGTAGGCGGGAAAGTGAGCGTTGATTTTACAAGCGCATTAATCTAATTTTAGTGAATCGCGAGCAAGGGCGCGTTATCCCTTGCATTTAATAAACTAATCTAAACGAAAGTAAACAAAATGAAAACAACAGTAGACTTTTACGATTTTAAAAGGGCTTTCCATGATTGCAGACCAAACAATTTTAGTGAAGAAGGCTTGGGGCTTTTATTTGACTATCTCGAAGAATACGAGAATTCAACGGGCGAAGAATTAGAACTTGACGTTATCGCCATTTGTTGCGATTACAACGAGGAAACTTTGGACGAAATTATCAATAGTTACGATATTGAAATTGACGAAGACGAAGACAAACTCGAGCAAGTCAAATACTTTTTAGACCAAAACACGATGACTGTCGGCGTTTTGGACGACGACGAAACAATTATTTATCAAAACTTTTAAGGGGCAAACCATGAAAAAAACTACATTAACGGATTATCTTTGGGGCGGCCTTTTTATGCTCGTATTGGGCGCGCTATTGGCGTTTATTTACGTTATGAAAACAGGGGGTTTTTAATGAAAAAAATCTACATTACTAAGGGTTATAACTCTTATATCAACAAAGAATTAATAAAAGCATTTACGAGCGAAAGTGAATCAAATGCTTTTATGGAGGGTTTAACCGACCCTCATGTTCACATTGTCAAATATAAATCAACTATTGAATTAGTTAATTATCTTTTAAAAGGGGCTTAAAAATGTTAATCGAACTTGACGAAGAACAATTAAACGCCCTTGAAATGCTATCTACTATTGGCGATTATTACATCGACGATATGGAACCCTCAAACCCTCAATACGAAGATGATAAGGAAACCATAACGCAAGCGCAGGACGTTATTCAACAAATACAACAACAATTTTTAAAAGGGGCTTAATCATGTCTTTACTGCAAGAAGTAGCGAAACACGGGCTAGCGTATTGTGAATACAATCAAGCCCTATTAAGTATTCAGAACCTAGACAATGCGCAAAAAATGCGATTAATTTACGCGTTATTAGATGATATTCACAATAGCATTAAAAACGATGAAAGGGCGCAATAAAATGGAAAATTTAATTAGAGTAGACTTTGGAACTAATCGCGTTGAAAAAACTAGGTATGAATGGACTAATGAACTTATTCAACAACAAATAAATTCTTTAGATACTATCGATAACAATGATTCATTCATTGCTTATTTACTTAGAACAGGTTTTCAAGGATACGATAACTATGAATTAGAAGAATTAATCGACGAAATTTATGACACTTTAGGGCATGAATATGACATCGAAAACAAAGGCACGCTTTACGAAATACAACCCGACGACCTCGAGCCTATCGAGTTTACACACTTTGACCAATGGTTCTGCGATGAAAAGGAAGACGGCACGCAAGAACAATATGCGACTCGAGCGAATGAAATATTAAAAGCATGGGAACAAACGCTCAACATTAAACTACCACGTCCAAACTTTTCGAAAGACGGGCTTTCGTTGGGCTTTGAAATTGTTTGCGAAGCGATTGTTAACGCGGGCTTTAGTGTTTATAAGGGCGATGAATTTATCGAAATATATAACGAAGAGGTAACACAATGAAAAACCCAATAGGCGCATACGCAACTATTCAATACCGCGACGAAAAAGAACCGATAGAAAACTATTATTTTAGTTTTGGCGATGCGGGTATTGATTACGAAAACGATACGGGGTGTGATTGGGGGAACGATTCGCACGGCGTCCCCGATACGCATATTTTTTATTACTGCAACGGCGAAGAATCCGAGATGATAAAACTCATGGAAGACGGCGCGTATGATTTTAAGGTTTTATCTTATGAATTAGTTTATGAACTGGAGAGCGTATGAAAGTTATGATTGAAATAAATTTACCCGATGGGCAAAAAATCCCTACAAGCGACGATATTTTACGCTTAACTAGCCCCGATTGGATATCGGACTGGTGGCATATTGATGACGTAAGCGACTGTTTAGACCCTGAATATCATTTATCAGAAGATGATTGTAGGGAAGTTTTAAGGCGTGTTCTTAAATATAGAGATGCTAATGAAGGTATAAATTGGTCTACCTTGATGTATGTAGCCGACGCTGTATCAAAAGAAAAAGAAAGGGCTACACATGGTTAATAGCAAACAAAGGAAAAACTTATGTATATAGTCCACTACAAAATTCAAGGCGAAGAATACTCAATTAGATTTATGAATAAAACAAGCGCGCAATTATTCGCTAAACGATATAACGGAAAGGTAACAACATGATTCACGCCTTAGTAGTTTTTATTATCGTATGTGTATTGATTGCAGTATTCGACCTATAAATCTTCAACCACTAACTAAAAAGCCCCTTAATCGGGGCTTTATTTTTATCTTGTTTTTACTATTTGCGGTGTTGGCGTATCCTCTAGCGCTCGCCGTAACTCGGACTTACTTAACACGCTAGCAAGTTCAGGCGATGCGAAGATATGTTTTTTAGTGTCATACTCCCTCGACTTAATGCGCCCGCAGTCAACCCAGCCCGCTTCCTTAAGCGCGTGTAAGAGCGCCGATTGTGGCACTTTAACGCCACTAGGCGCAGTTCCTGCTAAACGGTCACAAAGCGCATGGAATGGCGAACCAATCACGCCCTTTGTAAACTCACCGACACGATTACGCAACATCTCAACGAGATATGATTCCGCCATACTCATTCCATGCTCGACTAAGTTCGCTTTAAACTCGGTCATCATTGGCGACGCTGACGGATTAAACGCTGACACGTCACGGGCGTGTAACCACGCTGAAATCGACTCAAAACCACCCTTGCGATACCACGCCCAAAGTGCCTGCGCACGCGCGGGACTCATACGAGGTGCAGAACTCCACACGCAGAACCACCGACGATCCTGCGACGCTAAACTGATTGGAACAGGGTCGTTACTAAACGCTAACACGAACACCCTATTGGCCATTTGGTACGGGTGCAAGCCCTTACGATTGATTGGTAACATTTCAGGGGGCGCGGCGATGATTGGCTTGAGTTGGTTCGCTAACTGCCTACGAGCGCTAGCGTCAGGTTCTTTTAATTCGTTAATAAGTAATATCTCGGACTCAAGTTGATAACCCCATTGTGAATTAATCGAATTATTGTCCATGATGCCACGATTCTTGAGATGACTACCACACACCGCCCATATAAACGGCGCCCACATCGTATCTTTACCGCTACCCTCATCACCGCCATGCAACACGGCATGATTAATCTTGAGTTTAGGGTGTTGCACTTTAAACGCCATGATGTTAAGTAAATGGTCAAGTTCGTTAGCATCAGGCACCAACTCACGGCAATGATCTAGCCACGCTGAAATTGACTTGTCATCAGCGACTACGGACGATACGTCAGGACGCGCGTCACGCCAACGATTACCATATAAATCGCCATCACGGGACACAATCACGCTCTCACCTGCTGCGTACGTGATACCCACGAGCGCTTTAGCGCCCATCGCCTGACGGTTCTCATCAAAGCACACCGACGGTAAAATGCGCGTGTTAGAGTGAATAGATTTACAGTCAATGTGACGAAACAAGGCGTTAAACGTCTGCCTTGATATCTCACGACGGTCTTGCATATCGAAGTAGGACTCGTCATCTTGCACGTACGCGAAACGCTCATACCATTGCGCTTTCTCAACACGACCAAGCTCTTTACGCTCGACCTCTGCGATGATGGCGTCCGCGCTATCGGTGAACATTTCCGATGGACTAATTTTGGATAATGCGATGTTCATTGCTTCAGCGATTAAATCGTCACGAAGGCCATGATTGACAGTTGGACCACCGTTAGCGGCAACCCACGCTAAAAACGACTTGGAATCAAAGTCCACGCAATGCGAATGTAAACAACAGTACGAACGATCAAGAGGCTTGTAACGCCCTTCAGGATTGCCGTCGGTATGCTCATTTGAATTAGGGCAGATAACGCCTAACCACCCTTCGCCATTAATTTTGGACAAAATGAGGCCTTGATTGTTTAGCCATGCTAGCACATCATCTCCGCCATTGTCTACCAATTGCACAGGCGTGTAATGGTTCGTATCGGCAGGCTCAGGCGTCACATCTAAGGCTTCGCATATCTCTGCTAATGTATATTCACGCTCAGGGTGAAACTCAACCAAACGCGCTTCAAAATTATCACGCCCAGGCTTCAGGTTAACGGAGCCAGGCAGACGTACATTACGCACAGCATTGGTCGCCCCTGCGTCTGTATAGCCTGCCTGCGCAATCGCCTTCACGGCTGCGGTAAAC